AAGATGAACAATGAAATTATGTCTGATATTGTCAATCTAGTTATATCAGATCACGTCAGAATTAAACTAGCGAGGAGTAAAGCTATGTCAGACTACAACAAATCGTCAGCTATGGATTGTTACAAACTGTTATGCAAAATTAGAAACAAACACCAGGAGATGACAACAGAAGAATTTGCCAAGTTTATTGAAGAAGAACTTAGCAAATGTGATACAACACTTAACCAAAGAGGATAATTATGAAAGTTAAAAACAATAAAGTAAATTTATACGCTTATCTCAACAAAGAGTATGAGCCAATCATAATGCAAAAGAAAAACGAAATTCAACAAAACACAGGCAAGACACCACCATTTATTAGAAATACATTTACGCCTGAACAAGACGTTACGTTTAAAGCAGGAGTTTCTTACGATCTCGGTTGTTTTTTTAATGTTTCACCAAAAGGCAATAACTATTTGAATCTACAGTTTGCCAAAACTGATCCAAAATATGCCAAAAAACAAGACGAACAACCAAGAACTTACGCTAATAAAGACGAGATAAACTTCGATCCAAACCAAATCACAGATGATAATATCCCATTTTGATAATATCTAATTTTAGGAGAAAAATATGACAGAAAAATTATACAAAAATAGAACGGCTCAAGGCAGCGCTGATGTTAATTACAGAACTAAACTTAGATATTATACATACAAGTTTGGTTTTGAGATGTTGAGTAAGCCAAAACAAACCCAATGCGAGTTACAAGCAATTAAATTTCTAGCCAAAAAGGATAAAAAAAATGCCAAAGATAAACAAAAAAACGCTTGAATACATCAAAGCAACACAGAAGTTTAGAGCATGGAAAGACAAAAGAATCGCAGAAATTAATCTATGGTCCAAAAAACACAACAGATCATGCTCAGACACAAACCCATATTTTGAGGAAGTACAAGCAATTTACAGGTCAAAAGCAAAAACTTACCAAGACTTCAAAAAAGAGTTTGACACAAAAGAAATAATTCATTAGGGTATTAGGTATGAGCAGATAACGACTGCTCGGCTATGGGATAAGTAGGTATTAAGATATATATACAACTAACCAATGTGGTTTCGTGAGTAGCTTAATGAAATTTATACCACGACACAGATGATTTAATCTGTTAACTGTATATTGAGAACAAAGCCTATCTATCCTTAATGAATTAACAGGAGATATAAAATGCAAATAGAAAAAGCTAATTGGTATGACCATAAACCTAGTGATGACAACAAGGGATATATCTATGGCATATATTATATACGAGATGAAGAAATCGAAGAAGTCGAATGGTTTAAGAGCAAAGCAAAAAGAGATAAAGACTTCAACGAATGTATAAAACTAGGATATAAACCAATAAATTAACAGGAGATATAAAATGATTAAAGAATATCAAAGCACGATTACTGTTTCATGGGGTTGTAATAATCATGAAGCAAAATCTAAAGAAGAATATATACAAAAAGTTAAAGACCAATTTTATGAGGAGTTTGGCATTCATTTAACAGATAATGAAATAACAGATATAGAGCAAATAAATTAACAGGAGATATAAGTAATGAGCAGAAAAGAAATGATAAATGAACTTGTAGAAATTGATGTTCTTAGATTCACAGATGAGCATGATTGGGCTTACTTACAAGAGAAATTAAGAACAATATTTAGAGACGGACACATAGGATATGAAGAATATTCTAATGAAGCATTAAAAAACTTACTAGAGGAAAAAACAAATGAGTGAATATTATTACAAACAAATATGTGAGGATTGTGAAGTGTTTGGCGCAGATAGAAATTGCGATCACTGTAGTGGTTTTGGGTACACCGAGAGTATTGCATGGCATAAAGGCGATATACCAAACAATGCTTATGACATTGAGGAGGAAGATCATGAAAATAATTAGAACAATATTTTATATAGATGATCCTATTGACCATGCTTTTGACAAGACAGTAAAAGATGTCATTGAAACAAGCTATTGTGATACAACAGATTTAAGTATGGAAGAATGGCTTATCCAACACAACGAAAGTAGAGGGGCTGACATCAATCATAAAGATGGGTGGGAAACTGGTGCTAGATGGGAAGAAGAAGATGAATTTCTAGTATATGAAACCAAAATATAGGAGAAGAAGATGACAATAGTTAGAACAATAATTTATAAAGGTGGTTTAGAAAATAATTACGAGCCATACTACCAAGACACAACAACATTGAGTATGGAAGATTGGATTATCCAGCATAACGAAGATAGAGGGGCAGATATCAATGATAAGGATTGTCTTTTGCCTGAAACCTCAGCATTATGGGAAGATGAAGATGAGTTTATAGTGTATGAAACCGAAATATAAAGGAGATATAGCGGCCATGCTGCTTTAACTCCAAAGGGTAAGTCGGATAGTAAAACTCTCAGAGAAACTCTGGTCGGCTTACCCGATATGAGAGAGACAATAAACTGAATGATCAAATATAAATATCAAATGCAGCTAAAGATACAAAAAGAAACTATGAGCATAAATTTCGATTTTAAAAAACTATCTGCCTTAAAAAAAATACTTTATCTTTATATAAATAGATATGACTTAGATACTCGAAGTTTTATACCGCCTCAAGTGTACATGAAGAAAAAGTATGTTGGCTATTTTTCATATAATTGTAAATTTTGGAGAAAAAAATATCCGAATAAACATTTAAAATGGGGTTAAAATAATGACTAAAGATTGATCAGCCCTCTGATTCAATTTCGCCAAGTAACACCCACAATTAATTACAGAAATGCAGCAGAGAGCCAATTTCAGACTAACAATTTAGCCAAAACTAGCCACAACTAGCCAAAAACTAGCCAAACAATAGATCATTCAATCTTATTCAATATACAAAAATAATTTTACTACGATCAACACGAATAACATAATTTGACAAATGATGAAATATTTCATAATCTATATAGTAAGAAACAATTATATGAGGTAAAAAAAACAATGAATATAGAAAATATTATATATGAAATGCTAACAGAAAATACAGGTATAAATATGTTAGATAGTGGCGGTAAAGATGGTAGAAGATGGCAGATTAACCAAAAAAGAACATTAAAAGACTTTCAGAATGATAAACATATATCTTATGAAGATGATTATCCAACAAAGTCATTATTCCATCATTTAACGGAATCATGCGAATACTTACCAACTGAAAATAAAAAACTTATAGATTGGATAAATGAGGATAAATATCATTATATAGATAATCCAAACGGCAGAGAAAATTCTTGGAATGATGTAGAAGATTTTATGCAAACATTTATATATCCGAATAGCATGATTAATTGTATTTACACATATAATCAGGAAACTGTGCTATCTCAGAATATCCAGTTTTTATACGCTGATGACATTTATGATAATGATATTATTGCATTATCAATTCATAATGGTGCTGACGCTAGAGGCGGTTTTACTGATTATAAATTTTTCAAGGTTGATTGGGATATGTTCCTAGATTACTCACTTGATTATTATAATGACGAAGATACAAAAAAAATGTATCAAGGAGAATCAACATGAGTAGATTAATACAACCAAACAGTCCATTAGATATTGAATTGACAATTCAGTATTTAAGAGGCGAGATCAGAAAAAACAAGCCAAAAACACCAATATTCAATCTGATCAAATACAACAAAGACATACAAATATTAAGATATTTAAGAAAGCAGAGGATAAAACAATGAAAAAGAAAGATATAAAGCCAATTATAAAAGAACTCAACCAAGTTACCATTGAATTTACTATTGACGAGGTAAAGGAACTTTATAATTCATTAGAATGTGTTGAGGCTGACATAGAACAGGAGATGTTAGAAGACCCGAAGCTCACTTTGTTAAAATCAACATACGCTTTATTAGATGGCATTAGGAAATTAAGAAAACAAGCCGAAAATACCAATGTTTAACATAACCATATATAAACATATACAGAGCCATATATTTATGGCTCTTTTCTATTGCACTCAGAATTAATTCATATATTATATAAGTAAGTAATAAACATTATGAGGCAAATATGAAAAATGTATTAGAAGATATTTGGGACACTATTATGAAAAATGATTATAAAGTTAGAGATTTTACTAAGTATCGTAATTCATATATAGATTTAGATAAAAAAGAAATACATATTGGAAAAAAATATATTCTTTCGATAAAAATTAAATAATAAGGTCCGACCAAAATAACAACCTCTATATATCACATATAGGGGTTTTTTTGTATTACATGTCTAAGAACGATATTGAGTAATCCCAAATAAGAAAAAACGCAGGAAAACCAACGCCTGTATTATGATTCCCTCTAATACCTATATATATCTTAACAATAGACAATATAAGTGCTTTTTATGGCCTAGTTATAGCTGCCAT